GATCGATGCCGGCTACGAACAAGAAGTGGTCCAGGACTTTTGTCGGACGTTTCGGGGGCCGGTGATGGCCTGCCGCGGTATGCCAATTGGGCCGAATGATACGCCGATCAGTGAGTACAAGCGGAACAAAGGCCGGCTCGGTGATGGGTGGTACATCCCCAAGCCGCCTGGCCGGAAGGTACGTCAACTTCGATTCGACGCGAATCACTGGAAGACGATCGTCCACCAGCGGCTAGCAATTGCGATGGGCGATACGGGCTCGATGGAACTATTCGGAAGCCAGGGCGACCATCGAATGTTCGTCGATCACCTGACGGCAGAGACGGCGGACAAAGTACACGGCTACAAGCAGGGCCGAGACGTTTGGGTGTGGAAGCCGGTTGTGAATCGGGATAATCACTGGTTTGATTGCGTTGTTGGTTGTGCCGTGGCAGCGTCGTTGCTGGGTATTGCTCGCGATGGACGGACGCAGGGTGTTGGGAATCCGGTTGTTGAGAATCCAATGGGGATGGCTGAGCGGCAGGCGGACGCTCGGGCGAGGTATCAGGCACGGAAGAAGAGGGCATGATGGCGATATTAAAAGAGTGGCGAATTACAAATAAATCACCGTGGCGAGTAGCGGTCGACTCGGACGGTTGGGATGGCGAATATATTGCAGTTCGGAAACGCAAGCCGACGTCTGAATATCACGAGTGTCACTCGTTCGCGGGCAGCGGCGTGCGAACTATCCCAGATACAGCACTACGCGAGCCAATGATTTTGATGACCGGATTATCAACCAATGTTTACAGATTCACTGATCGATTTCCCGGTCGACTTGGCTGGATGCTTTCGCCTGGTGATTGGCGGAATGTTCGGGACGGGCTTTGCTACGCGGTCGACAATGGGGCGTTTGGAGCGTATTCGAATCAATGCGAGTTTGACGGGGCGGCTTGGCTTGGGCACGTTGGCAAGGCACTTAAATCGCCTGTTGTCCCGCGTTTTGTAGTGGTGCCGGACGTCGTCACAAACGCACCAGAAACGCTCGCGTTGTGGGGTATATTTTCGCCAGCCCTGAAGCAGCTCACGGATTGCTCGCTGGCTCTGGCTGTGCAAGATCAGATGTCAGTTGCGGATGTACTTTCGTTGGAAATTCAGCCGGATGTAGTATTCGTCGGCGGAACGCACCAATTCAAAGTGGCGACTTTGGTGGATTGGTGCCGATCGTTTCGGCGTGTGCATGTTGGCGGAATCAACTCACTCAAAATGTTATGGGAGTGCGATCTCAATGGTGTCGAATCAATTGATGGCTCTGGATGGTTCCGTGTCGATCCAAAGCAGGTAGAGAGATTGGTTTCATATCTCGACGCATCCCTGCACGGAAAGAGGCCGGCAACTCTTTTCGATAAGCATGCGATTAATGAGGGCAAAAATGGCAAGTAAGCACAAATCGTCAAACGGTCGACCCGGCGTAGTTTGCCCACGTTGCGAATGCCCGGAACACAACGTCGTCCAAACGCGGAGCGGACGTGTGTCGAGCGAGATACACCGCAAGCGGCATTGCGAGCATTGCGGGCACGAGTGGTGGACGCGGGAAACAACGATTGAACCTACGCCGGAATTGCCGGTTGTCAAATGGAAGGCGGAGGAATCGTAATGGCGGCAGGTGACAAGAAATACAAAATAGACAAGAGAACTAATGTCATAAATCCCAGGGCGTCTAGGCGAAATAAAATCAGAACGCTGATGCTGGAGATTATTAGCACATTCGAACTCGGAGACATAGAACTTGAATCTTGGGCTGAATTCTTAAGACTCAATGATGTTTTCCAGTCTGCAAAGGAAACGATTTCACAAAGATCAAAACCAATTCCAACGCTCGACGAAATCAGAAGAGAGGCGAAAAAAATCAGGGATTCAAGGATTGAACCGTTTGAGGATTGACACATATAGCCGATCGTTCACATCTAGCTAATCGGCTATATGTAGCCGATCATCCACATCTAGCGATCGATCAAAAAACATCCTTGGATTTCCCTTGCACTGATATTTCGCGTCTCAAATTAACTCGTTAATCGTATCGGCATGTCAGACAATGCCGATGCAATTAACACCGCTGCAAGCGAGCCGAAGACGGTCAACACGGACGGTCTGACGGTATCCGCTCACTCGCTACCCGATCGAATTGCAGCCGACAAATACGCTGCCGCTAACGATCAGGCCGTGCAGAAAAACCGCGGCATCAGCTTCGCTCAATTCCGTCATCAGGGGGGCGTCCACTGATGACGGCGACGGCAACAAATCACGATGCGGTCAAGTCGTATCTGGCGACGCTCGAAAAACCGCGTCACACTCCGATCGTCGGACGTATTCCAAATATGGATCGTCACGATCGGCTCGAAGCTCGCTACGATGCCGCGCAAACGGTGGCGACAAATGCCCGCCACTGGTCGATGGCCGATTCGCTTAGTGCGGACGAATCAAATTCTCCACACGTCCGATCGACTTTACGGACGCGATCGCGATACGAGTGCCTGCAAGCCAACAGCTACGCTAAAGGCATCGTACACACGCTCGCACTTGACCTAGTTGGCAGCGGGCCACGGTTGCAAGTGCTGACGAAAAATGAAGCGGCGAATTCAATCATTCAGGATTCGTTCCATCGTTGGATGCGAAAAATCAAGCTGACTCGAAAACTGCAAACGATGCGAGTGGCGAAGTGCGTCGACGGTGAAGCGTTTGCCGAGATGGTCACAAATCCGAATCTTGATAATCGAGTCAAGCTCGATTTAAGAATCACGGAATGCGAACAATACGAAACACCGAATCCAATACTCGATCCGGAGCGGATGATTAGCGGCTTGGAATTCGATGAGTTTGGGAATCCGATCACCTATCACCGCTTGCAATCGCATCCAGGTAATAGTGGATTCACGAACGAAAAAGATGACATCCCTGCCCGCGAAGTAATCCATCTGTTCCGGCAAGACCGACCGGGCCAGCATCGCGGCATCCCGGAAGTTACGACCGCGTTGCCGTTGTTTGCTCAACTGCGACGGTACACGATTGCGGTGATTTCGGCGGCTGAAACGGCGGCTAAGTTTTCGGCGGTTTTGCAGACCGGGGCATCTTCGGTCACTGAAGATGGCGACACGTTCGATCCGAATGTTACGCCGTTTGAGATTGCGGATATCGATTACGATATGCTCGTTTCGATTCCTCACGGCTGGCAGATGAATCAATTCAAGCCGGAACAACCGATGACGTCGTTCCGTGAATTCGTCGATTCAATCCTTCGCGAAATCGCTCGATGTATCCACATGCCGCACGGTATTGCGACGGGCGACGCGTCGAATTACAACTATTCGAGCGCCAGATTCGATTCTCAAACCTACCAAAAGGCGATTGCAACAGAGCGCCAATACTGGGAAGAGGAGTGCCTCGACCGACTATTTGAGGCGTGGTTCGACGAAGCGGTCTTAATTGAGGGCATGATTCCGCGCCGATTAGGCTCATTTGAAGAGCTGCCAATCAAGTGGATTTGGGGCGCAAGAGAACACGTTGACCCGCAAAAGGTCGCCAAAGCTCGTGAAATCGACTTGAAGATGGGCTTAACGCATCGGGCTCGCGAGTACGCGATTCTTGGCCTAGATGTCGACGTTGAAGACGATAAGGCGTTTGGTCCGGCCGGATTTGCAACACGCGAAGAATATCGCCAGTGGTTGCGAGGCAGTCAGGCTCAAGAATCGCAATTAGAGGAGGCTGGAAATGTCTCTCAAGACTGAAAAACGCAAGGCACGCAAGCAGCGAAGGCTCGAAGCCAACGCGGCGAAACTGCCAAACGAAATATACACAGTCGATCCATATGGATCGGCAGAAATTACGCTGCAAGCGGCGTCGAGTGACACTGACGAACCGTCGGGACCGCCTCGTGTTCGGCTTGTGGCCTACGGCGGCGGACTGTTGAGAGTCGCAAACTTTCCGGTGCCAGTGGTGGCGGATATCAGTACCCTCAACGCGTCGAACGAGCAGTATCCCCTGCTCTTGAATCACTCGGCAAAGGCGGGCGTTGGTCACTCCGGGCGTCCGACAATCGCCAACGGAAAACTTGAAGCCAACGGCGTAATTAGTCACGACAGCGAGTCGTCACGCGAAGTATTGACGGCTCACAAAAATGGGTTCGTTTGGCAACCGTCGATCGGACTGCAGCTCGATCCAAAGCGGACGCGATTTATCAAGCGAGGGCAAACACTACAGGCAAACGGGCGTCAATTTGAAGGCCCAGTTTTTTACACGCAAGGTGCGACCCTCAAAGAAATCTCGTTTGTGCCGCTCGGTGGCGACAGCGAGGCGACACTCAAAATTGCCGCAAATGCGGCCAACGGGGAAGATGAAATGAATCCATTATTCAAAGCGTTTTTGGCGGCTCAATCGGTCGATGCAGACAAGGCAAATGAATCCGATCTAGCCAAGTGGAAAATCAAATACGACAAGTTCGCGGGCACGCTGACGGCCAGCGGATTTGATCTTGAGGCGATGGCGGCCGAGCAGATGACAATCCTTGCGGCGTCTTATACGGATGAAGTCATTGATCCGATTATCGCTGCTGACACAATCCAAGCGGCATCAGGCGGCGACGTCATCGACGAAATCGCAGCCGAACGACAACGAGCGGCAGCCGATCGACAACGCCGCGCGACAATCGAAGCGGCCTGCGTGTCTGCTGGCAATCCAACAATCGAAGCGGCCGGTACTCAAGTCGATTTGGCCGCTCATGCCATCGGCAATGAGTGGGACATCGATCGCACTAACACGGCAATCGAGTTGTCGCAACTACGAGCGGCTCGACATACGGGACCGGGAGCAGTTAGCCGATCACACGAAGGTGATTGCACGCTACAGGCGATGCAAGGTGCAATGCTTCTACGGGCCGGCGTCAATTTGGACGACAAATTATTTGCCGCATCGGGTGCATATAACCTGATTCCTGCGTGGTTGCGACGTGATATTAACGACGACACTCGTCAAAAATTCATGGAAGCAAGTCACAATTATTCCGACATGTCGATGGTCGACTTGTGTCGCGAAGCGGTGCGACTTGACGGCGGGCAACCGTACGCTAATCGACGTCAAACGATCCAGGCGGCGTTTAGCGGCGGGACGTTGGCCAATATCTGGACGACGAACGTTAACGCTCGCGTGCTTCAAGGGTTCGAAGAAGAAGCCGATTCAACGGCCAGCTGGACTCGACAAACGGACGTTGCCGATTTCAAAACGAACGAACGCTTACGACTGACTAAGGGTTCGAATCTAACTAAGCATGCACGCGGTGGTCAAGCCGATTATGCGGGCCGATCCGACAAGGTGGAGAGCTATAAAATTGCTCGATACAGCAAGCAGTTTTCGATTGACGAAATGGACGTTATCGACGATTCGTTCAACGCGTTGAACGATACTCCGCTTGAATTCGGCCAAGCGGCACGACGACTTCGACCTGACTTGGTTTATTCGATCTTGCTCGCCAACGGAAACATGGGCGACAGCATCGCATTGTTCGAAGCGGTGACTCACCTCAACTTGCTCACGGGTGCGGCGTTGACGGGTACGACGTTAGCGGCGGCGATCACGAAACTAGGCCTGCAAGCTGAAAACGGGACAAACCTCAATCTGAATGCAACGCATCTGATTGTTCCGAAAACGCTTGAGTTTTTGGCCAAGCAAATCATGAACTCGGCAGAGGTTCGCGAGACTCTCGGGACCAACGGAACGATGAATCCTGTGCAAGGTGCCGTCGATCAATTGGTGAGTGATTCGCGACTCGATAACGGTGTGACTGATCCAGATTCCGGGACGGCCTACACGGGATCAACAACCGATTGGTATTTGGCATCAACGCAGCGACCGACAATTGAAGTGGCCTATCTGCGAGGATCGGGCAACGCTCCAAATACAACCACGTGGACCAAACGCGGCGAAGATGGCGAGTGGTTGATGGGATGGTCGGTCAAACAAGATATTGGTGCAAAAGCAATTGAGCATCTGACGTTGCAGAAAAACGAAGCCTAATCTGGGCTTGTTTGACGCGGTTGGGCCGTAGTTCCTGCGGCCCAACCGTTAACAAATAATCGATTAAATCAGAGGGCGGAAAAGTGATAGCTACGTGCGAATTTAAGGCAGAGGGGCGGACGTTTTCCGTTGGCGATTTGGTTGACGGATTGCGTCCAGGCACAATGCAATCTTTGGTTCGGAATGGTCGCGTTGTCGCTGGAGAAGCTGACGAACTGGATGCGGAAATCGACGGGCTGGTCGTCACTGTTGATGCGGAAGAATTCGACGAAGAACCTGACGACGATCTGGAATCATCGTCTGATCTACAGTCCTTCGACGAGCTGGAATTGCCCTGGCACGTTACCGCGAAGCTCAAACCGCACTATGGATCAGTGGACGAAATTCGCGACTCACTCAATGCGGGTTTCGAACTCACAACGATAAACGGAATCGGCAGTCAACTCGCCGAACAAATCAAGCAAGCACTCGCAGACAGCGAGTGACAATAAAACCAAGCACTCGTTAATAGCGAGAATCTTAAACGGAGATCGATCAAATGTCAGAAGCTCTACTCACGCGAATCTATGACGAGGAAAAGTTGGTGGCACCGGCTGGCGGACACCTCAGCGGCGACGTCGTCCAGGCTCCTTCGTTGCGGCCTGGTGTTGTCCAAGGACTAGCTCCAGCGGTCGAAGGCGATACGGTGACGGTCAAGACGACTGGCACCTACGACGTTGCATCCGCAACCGGAACGACATTCACTGCCGGCGATACGGTCGGTTGGGACGACACGGGCAAACTGGCAGTCACGGGCGGGACTGGCGATTTTGATATCGGTACAGCAGCGGCCGACAAAGCGAGCGGGCCGTTAGTTGTCAGGGTCATCTTTGCTTAAGTCTGAATCTGAATCTGATCCAAAATGAGCACACACAGTGACGGGCTAACATGGGCCATCGCACAAGCCAAATCGACTGCCGAGGAATCGGCGGTTTATTGGCGAGGCGGTGATTCTGTCGATCTCACTGTGATACTTGGCAACAGTAGCGACGAGTCGATTATGGATGACGTCACGCTGAGAAATCAGCGGCGGCGAATCCTGATCGAGGCGTCAACATTGATCTTGAGCGGTGTGGTTGTTGTGCCGCTCAAGGGCGACTTAATCAAGGTCACAATTGGGGCGGACGTCCGAGTCTACGAGGTGATGCCTTATGGACTCGACAAGCCGTGGAGTTATAGCGCGGGGGCAGAGCACTTGTTGCTCGTGCAGACAAATTATCTGACGACGGAGTGAGCGACATGGCGGACGAGGACAGAGTCGGGACGTTGATTGCCGGTGTCAAATCGAGCAAATCAAATCGAGTAATTACGGTGCCAGCGGGCATTGCGTTGCTGGCGATTACGGGCAGTGAAGTTGCGGACGATCAAGAGTTGATCGACTCGATTGTAAGCCAGCAAAAGGGGGCAACGGACAAAGTTAACACGTTGGCCAGCGTTGATCGCGATGCGTTTTTGCGAGCGGTTGGCGAGTTGCCGGCGTTGAAGCCAAACGAACAAGACATTGCCGCTGCGAAGTTGTCGGAATCAGTGTCGCCACCAAAGCCAGCGGACAAAACAAAAGCTGAAAAACCAAAAAGCGAAACAAAATAAGTGAGCACAGTCAAAGCGATCGCTGCTGAGTTGGTAACGTTGCTGGCGGCTCACGGGAGTTGGTCAGAGACACCAACAATTGTACGTAGTTGGCGACCTGATTTTGATCGTGACGGATTTACGAGCGTGACGGCGGCGCCGCAGATAACAGTTATCGGCGGCGGGTTAATGTCAGAGCGCGATAGCCAATGCGACTGGGGCAGGATGCCCAAGGTTGCGGTCGTGATTCAGCGGCGAGTGACTACTCTCGCTGAAGCGGACGTGATGGAGGAATTTGCCGAAGAGGTTTTAACAGTGATTGAAGGACTGGAATTCACAACGGCAACTTTCATCGGGCCAATCACGCTCGAGCCAGTTCGAGATGTTGCACTTTTGGACGCAAATATCTGGGGCAGTATTCTTCGATTGGATAACTTTCACACATGATTCAGCCGCGAGTTAAAGTGATTGTGAACATGTCGACGGCGGCACTATTGGCCGAATTGAAACGCGTCAACACTCGGAATATCCGGAATCTGGCGAACGAAGTACGAAGGACAGCGGCATGGTCAATCAAGCCGTTCGGACGATCGACGGCGGGTGGACCGCCAGTATCAAAAACAAGAATCCTGCCTCGATCAATTCGATACGGTCTAGAGCAGGACGGAACAGCGGCAGTTATTGGTGCCGAACACCAACAACCTCACCAAGCCGAACAATTAGAGTTTGGTGGACGCGGTAAGTTCAAGACAGGACGAGGGCAGCGTAGCGAAATCAAGTCAGTGTTTATCGAGCCTCACCCGTTTATGGGGCCGGCACTTGAAAAAGAAGCTCCACGCGGACTCGCGTTTTGGAAGAACTCACTATAGGGGATTGAGTGATGGCACAAGCAGCAACCAGGCACGGAATCGACGCGTTTTTGTATCGCAACACCGGCAGCTACGGCACTCCAGTCTGGAATCAAGTCGAGCACAAACGAGACGTCGGATTGAATCTCGGCGGTAACGAAACGGACTTGTCGGACGCGGCGTCAGCGTTTGAGCAGGCTGGCATTTCGCACATCTCGTTAGAGTTTTCTGCGCAACTCAGGTACTCGGTTGGAGCGACGCCAAACGACGATTGGATCGCGTTCAAGGCGGCGGCGTTTGCGACGGGTGCATCGCGAGAAATGGAACTGGCGTTAATGGACGGCGACATCACAGTGAGCGGTGAAAAGGGCGTTCGGTCCTGGTGCGTAATCACTGGATTCAACGAATCGCAACCATACAAGGGCGTGATCACTGCCGACGTGACATTCAAGCCCGCACCGTCAGCGGATGCAGAGCCAGCCGAATACACCGTGCCGTAACTGATTACACGATCTTGCACGATCGGTTACGCCGATCAATGCACGCCGGTCGGATTTGGATATCGTGCCCTCGCTGTCCAGTCCGATCGGCACACACAATTCAGAGGGCAGAGTCATGCGAGAGTTTGTTGATACGCGAGAGCGGGTATGGTTGCTCGAGCTAAACGGGGCGACCGACCTTCGGCTCAAGACGGACGGCGGCGACGATTACGACCTGATGAAAATCGGAGCGGGCGACTCGTCAATACAATTGAGACTATTACAGGATGCGAGCTATCTGATTCAGGTCGCTCGTTTTTTGTTGGTTGATCCGGAAGGCCGGCCGCGTCGAGATGTTTCGGTCGACGATTTTGCGATCGGTATTAGTGGGTCAAATCGGGCTGAATTATTCGAAGCGGTGGCCAACGAGATCGTGGATTTTTCCCCGCCGTCGTTGCGACCGATAGTGACGGCGGCGATCCAGGACTTCGTCGACATGATGGACCTGACGGCAAAGGAGATGGCGAGCGTCTTCGCGAAAGATTCTGGGGACTCGCCGGAATCTGCGGAGTTGATTTCCGACGATTTACTTTCCGCCAACTCGACCTAATGACGGACGGCCGGCAGCGCGAATCGTGGAATCACACGGCAACGCTAATGGCTCACATCGACAACAACAATTGGCTGCGAGAAGAGGCAAGCGATTACTCGAAATACTATCCGTTTGACGGTGACGATCAGGCGGGATCGGACGAAGAGTTTGATCTGCCGCCGGAAATGAAATTGAAACCGAGTCAGGTTTTGCCGGGATTGTTCGGTAAGAAAAAGTAGAAACCAAGACACAAAAAAGGCCGGTCGAATCCGCCAAGATTTGAGACCGGCCAAAAGCACGCTTGATAGTTACTTCGGAATCTACTGAAAAAACCGGCACAACAATCGAGCGAAAAATGATATTTGCGGAAATAGATTACACGATACCGACCGTTGCGATGTTAATGGTCGTGTATGCGTTGGTGGATAAAATTATTGTCCCGTTATTGCGAAAGCAGAAATCAGATGGACCAACAACAGATGCAGACAGCAACCGGGGACGCATCGCAGATACTCGCCGGAGATTTACGGCGATTGAAGCAGATATTCGAGAGAATCAACGCCTACTTTCTACGCTCCGATCAGAGATCAGTGTTGCGACAGCAATCCTCGACAGACTCGAAAAACGATAAACAAGACTGAGGGCGATCATGCGGACTTTAATTGCGTTTCTAATTTTGGCGAACACGGCGACGGCTCAGATCGTTCGAGTGCATGGCGAACACACCGAGTGCCGGAATAATCAGTGCGTACGGATGGCGGTCTATGGTACTGGAATCGTCGTTAGTCGCGATCGCGGTTTTTCCTACGTTGCAACGGTCGCTCACACTTTCAAATCTGCTGAACGAGTCTACGTCCACGGTACACCCGCGACGATCGTCGCTCGAAAGTACGACGACAATAACGATCTTGCGATTTTGAAGGTCAAGCAACTCACGAATCAAACGTTGTATCCTGTTTCGCTTGTCGATCCTAAGTTTGGCGATGATGTAGCGTTACACGGGCTTGGAGCTGGGGATAAATTTGGTCGTGGCGATTACTCGTTCAAGCGGACGAAACTAACAAGCTCGACGCACGCTGATATCCCGTCACGGCACGGCGATAGCGGCGGTCCAATATTTAATTCACGCCGCGAAGTTTGCGGATTAATCGCGACGACCGACGATCGCGATACAGGATTCATTCCCGCTAGTCGGTTGAGAGCGTTTATCGCGGATTGTCGGTGTGTGCCGAACACGAAGGCGAAAGCTCCACCGCCACCGCGAGAGGACATTCCGGACAAGGAAAAGACCGACCGAATCCGCGACCTCGAAGAACAACTAGCGGCACTCAAGAAACAAATCGAATCACTCGCACCAACTAACGGCCAGGACGGTCGACCCGGCAAGGACGGCAAGGACGCCGAGGCATTTACACTGCGACTGATTTCGCGGTCTAAAAAAACCGGCAGTGTGATCGTCCACGGAACGGCGACGATTAATGCGGCTGGTGAATACGACTTGGAGTTGCCTGACAACGTGATCCAATGGCTCGACCCGGTGACGGGGAAAGTTACGACGGCGGCAGCATTCGCGGCGGGTACACCAGTCAAACTCAAACTGTCAAAAGAAGTATTAGAGGGCACGAAGGAATAGGCTTCCAACCTTAGTCGCCAAATTCAAAACGGAAGCAGGAGAAAAGAAACATGCCACTCGACGAAACAGTCAAAACGGTACTTGATCAGGGATTTGCGGAACGCTCGGAGCTTATCCGGCAGACCGGAATCCGGGGCAATTCAAGCGCGACGTTTATTCAAGAGCAGGCTCAGATGGGCTATCTGAATTCTTCGCAACTTGTCGGAGCCCTGGCCGCTACTCGTCTTGAGAAAGACGGGACAGCAAACGCGATTCTCCAGCAACGGGCTGCGGCCGGCCAACCAGGCACACCAGGTCCGTAAACAATGGATATTCAACGAAGCTTCATTGAGCGGGTCAATCTTCAGCGGCGAGAGTTCGCCACGTCGGAGATTGACCGGCTCGGTAAGCCGTTTGGTAAGGCTCTAGAAAGCGGGGGCAATGATGACAGAAAAGGAATTCAACAAAGGGAACGAAGCGGTTCGGCTAGCTCACAATCTGGCGACTCAGGGGATGATCGCGAGACAGGCGGAACATAATGAAGCGTTGCGGCAGGCGATCAACAGAGAGGCGGTTGATATTCCAAAGGAGGAATATGTGGGTCAAAATCTCAACATCGATTCGCCGACAACAAATAACTACCACATGGCACCCGAGGCAAAGAAACCGAAACCAATGAGCGGACTACTAAAATCGGCAATCGGTGCGGCGTTGCTCGCCAGTGGGGTTGGTCTGGGATTGCCGCTTTTGCTTGATGGCGGCAAAGAAGTAATCACAAACACAATCGAAAAACAAACGACGGTCGAGGATGTTGTGACCGGGTTCGGAAAGCCGGACTGATAATGAAGAATCTTGCAACCTACTCGTTGATTATCTGCGGCCTGGCGTTCGCGTTTTCTCTGGCTGGTTGTGGTCGCCCGTACCAGAAAATTATGCACGCCAAAAACCCAAGAGACGTCAATCGAGACAATCCGATCGTTGAGCAATTCACACGAAAGCCAACGACGTACAGGTAGTAAACCATTTCGGCGATTACGTACTAGCGGTTGGAGTTTGATTTGATGCAGGCAATTATCGTTGGCCCTTGGCGGCTTGAAGAGACTAGAGATGCGGTCGGGAACGTTATAGAACGTTATTGGTCACCGCCTGATTTGAGAGTGACGGGTACGCTCGACCTTTCCGGTATTGGCGGACGGATGATCGCGGACATCCTTGTGGGAGATTGACGTCGATTCGACTGCCGAAATCTCAAGCGATTACGATGTCCTAGCTAAAAGAATACGAGCGAGACACGGGCGGAACGGTTATACGCGGGCGAGATAGATGCCGGTGAAATACTAGCTGGCGATATCGACGCAGGCACAATCGACGCATGCCCGTAATTAACAGATAAGGAGATTAACCAATGTCGGCAGGCTCAATCAGGATGGGCAAGGCATTCGTCGAGCTATTTGCCGACGACAATCGCCTCGTGCGTACGCTCAACGCAGCAAGCCGACGCGTTAACAAGTGGGCCAGCAATATGACTCGCGTTGGCGTTGCGATCGGAGCGGCTGCGGCTGCGGCGTCCGTACCGCTGCTCGCGTCAATCAAAATCGCTGGCGACTTCAATGAGACGGCTTCGCGATTTGAAGCAACGTTTGCAGATAACGCAGATGCAACGCGAGCGTGGGCTGATCAGTTTTCAGCGGACGTTGGCCGCGCAAAAGGCGATGCGTTGGACGCGTTGTCGTCGTTTCAGGGGTTGTTCCTTGGGCTGGAGTTTGATGGATCTGCAGCGGCTGAAATGTCCAAAGAGATGCACTCTTTGGCGATCGATTTTGCGTCGTTCAACAATCTTGAAGACGAAGACGCGATAAGTCGATTTATTAGCGGCCTGTCTGGATCTTCCGAAGTCTTTGCGAAATTCGGCATCAACACCAAGGCGGCGGCGCTCGATGTGAAGCTTCTTGAAATGGGTTTTCCTGCGATGGCGAAAGGCGCAACCGAAGCACAAAAAACACTGGCACGAATGGCTGTGATTCGCGAATCGATGGGTCGTCAGGGTGCAATCGGCGATGCAATTGCAACGGCTGGCTCGTTCAATAACCAAATGAAAAAGATGCAGGGCGGCATCAAAGATACGGCGGTCGCGATCGGTAATGCATTGCTGCCGATGGCGACAAAGATCGTAGGAATATTTGGCGACGCGGCAATGTCCGTGCAAGCATGGGCGGAAGAAAATCCAGGACTGATCGAGTCGATCGCGATGGGTACGACAGTAATGGGTGCGGCGGCGGTTGGTGCGATCGGGCTTGCGATCGCACTGAAATTGACAGCGATCGCGATGGGTATGGTTGCGACTGTATTCGCTTTTGTGACTAGTCCGATTGGTTTATTGGTTGCTGCGTTGATAGCGGCTGGCAAAGCTACAGGCAAACTAGATGGTGCAATTGCTCGACTTATGCGGGCGTTGAAGCCGTTCGGCGATGTGGCGAAACAAACATTTGAGGGCATCAAAAACGCACTCGAAGCAGGCGATTGGGGAGCGGCTGCCGAAATACTTTGGGCGGGCGTCCGTGTTGCATTTCAAGGTGGAATCAATTCGATTAACGATCAGTGGCAAGGGTGGAAGGTCGGATTCCTGACAGCGATCCAAGAAGCGTGGATCGGCTTCCGTCAGTTTATGGACGACGTTGTCGCTAGCGGTGAAGAGGTGCGACAGCGGGCCGCGAATAACGCCGCAGCGTTAATTCCAGGCATCGACAGAGATTCGCTCGAAGAGGAATTGCAGGCTCGACTTGATGTTTTGCGGACGGACTTGCAAACAGCAACAGCCGATCGTGCGTCCGAACTGAAGGACTCGATCGACAAGATTCTTGACGCAAAGAATTCGTCGTTACGATCAGGAAAAGATGAGCTAGCTCGACTCGAAGCGGAATTGAAATCGCTAACAGACAAGGCAGAAAAAGCCGTCAAAGACAAAAAGGAAAACGCGAAAAGCGAAACCAAAAAGAGTCGAGTCGAGACAACCGAAGTCACGCAAAAAGAGAAAATCAAAACCGAGACCGAGGAAGAAACCAAGTCATTCACGACGGCGAAAGTTGCTCGAATGCAAGTCGCGTTTGGTGCTCGAGGACTATCGCCAGAAGACAAAGCTAAAAAGGGAATCGACGAAGCGAAGGATAAACTCAAAGGCGTCAAAGACGTTGCGGCGGAAGTGTTTTCTCCGATGCTGAAAGATTTGGCCGAAGCCAACAAAATGCTTGCCGACTTCGCTCCGAATCTTGCGGCTGATCTGAAGCCGGGAATTATTGACAGGGCGACAAATCAAGCATTCGGTCAGTTTGAGTCGATGCCTGTTGAGCGTAAAACTGACGAAGTGACCGGTGAATCCTACACGCCAGGCAATTGGGAACAGGACGGAACATTTACTCCGGACGCGAACGGCACGGGCGGCAAGTATGACGATTCCCCAAACGACGAACCTGAGTCGCCTAGGTTTTTACCTCCAATAATCGGCAACGTTCCGGAATACAATCCGCACTCGGGAGAACTTGGAAGCGATGAGCGGAAACGACTCAGGTCACTCCCGGTGGGAGCGAAAGGTGAGGTGACATTCGGAAACGTCGAAAGACAGAATGAACTACAGCGGACTAAGGATCAACCGAAGCCTGTATCAAAAAACGTTCAGAGAATGCTCAATGAACGCGGCAAAGTGCCAGTGAAGCCTGTATCAAAAAACGTTCAGAGAATGCTCGATGAACGCGGCAAAGTGCCAGTGAAGCCTGTATCAAAAAACGTTCAGAGAACGCTCGATAAACTCACTAATCGTGGCCCGTCCATCAAATCGGATCGAGTCGAGCGTACCATTCGAGAGCGATCGCGGACGTCCGAGTCTGGCGAACCAAGCGGTGATCGTCCGGAATTAACGACGACACAAATCGAGTCGTTACTTTCTTCGCAAAACGGGCTACTCAAAGACATTAAAGACAATACCGGAAAACCTCAAACTACTAGATTCGGGAGGTAAAATCCGATGGCAGTATCATCAGCATTTGACGGAGCGGATACGCTCACCGATGCGTTCACGCCGAACAGTGACTCGTGGCAACTCGCTTGGAATATCACGGGCGAGGCGACTGCCGACGACGCTCGGACGGCATTGCAGGCTGATCCTAGTTTTGTTGCGTCGTTTGTTTCGTCGCACATGGGCACGCTGTATATGCAGCAGCTCGACATGCGGCGGATCGGATACCAGGCGTGGCGGGCTAATGTCAAATACGGACGATTTGAAGCTCCCGAAGTTGGCGACCTAGAATTTTCGTTTGACACGGACGGTGGAACGGCTCGAATTACGCAGGCACTGAGTAATCTTGGAAACTACGTGGCCAGTGGCACAGCGCCAAGCTACAACGGGGCAATTAACGTCACGAAGGACTCAGTCGAAGGCATTGATATCGAGGTGCCGACGCTGGCTTTTGAGTATAAAACTTTGGTGCTTGCGTCCGGATTGACACCAGCTTACCTCGCTCAATTGGCCGATTTGACTAAGTCGATCAACAGCGTAACCTTCAAAGGCTGGGCGGCCGGAACGGTGCAATTCAAGGGCGTTCGTGGCGGTGCAAGATTGAGCGAGGAAGAAGCTGAATTGATCTTCCGATTTCGCGTTGAACCGATCGACGCGGCACACACTGACGCGAACGGAATAGCTCTGCCTGATCGATCTGCGTGGGACATTCTTTG